TAACTTTTTATTTTATCTATTTATTTATTTTACTCACCATTTCCAATTTACCCCTTATTTATTCTTTATTGAACCCTTTAGTAAATAAAGATAATAAAAACAAAGGATTAAAAGGGGCGCAATGAGGGGCGCAATGTTTAAATGGGCGCAATAGATTGGACCCTTTTGTAGTTTCAATGATTTTATGATTTTTTGCTGTTTTTCCCCTTTTTCCATAAAACAAAAAAAGGGCGCAAACGATAAACAGTCATTGCGCCCCAAATCACCCTTTATTTTTTAAAATGGTTCGTGATAATAGTCCCTCATAATCTCCCTTGCTTGCTCATTATTTAAGTGTTCAGACTTGATCCAAACATAATGAGACCTTCCATCTTCCTTAATTTTTACCCTACGATTGTCTATACTTTCATAGCCCATTTCTAACAAAATTGCAGACATTGTGCGCGTCTTTGGTAGTTCCTCACCATCCATGACCATCATGTTATTTAGCTGCGTTATATCAACAATATTGTCATTTATGATTTCGCAGTTATGTTGTGAAATAGCATCCTCAATAATTAAGCGCTCTGGTGATATTGAAATGTTCATCATTTTCTTACGCGCATTTGTTTCGGGTGCGCGTCCTTGTGGGGTAAAGTCTTCGCTGATTTTGTGATCCCTTAAAAAACGAGACAAAGCATCAGGTCGTCTTTTTGACTCATCAAACAAGTTTGTAAAATATTTACTAGCGCCATCCTCGCCACCAAGTTCAGCAAATAGCTGTTGCTCTGACTGTACGCGAGAAAACATCACACAGTAGCGCCTGTCGCCACTCGTTAGGGGTATGGCATCCTTGTGATTAGTTAGTAGCAAGTAGTTTGTAAAGTTTGGCACTGTCTTATGGTCTTTGCCTTTTTCCTCTATTTGTATGCTGTCGTTTGTAATAATCGGTTTTAATCTGTCTAGTATCTCGTAACGATTAGCGCCTTGTATACGTATCTCTTCAACCGCAACTAATAGCGAACCATGCGCCCAACCTGTAAAGCGCCCAGCTATTGCCATAGGCTCAAGGTTTCGCACGTTCTCACCAAGTATTAATTGCATAACATTAACAAAATAGCTTTTACCTGTACCCTGCGCCCCTTGTATCAGTAGCGCCCAGTTAATACGCTTGCCGGGGTTTTGAACAATGTAGGCCATCCAATCCAAAAATATAAGCTTTTCGCGCTCATCTGATAATGTAAAATCAATATGCGCTAAGAATAAATCAATAACATTTTGCGCGTCATCATCAAGAACACCACAAGGAGTACAACCGCTTTCGTGATAATTGTTCAGCATATCTTTTCTTTCATATTCAAAAATACGATTAGCGCCAGGCCAAAACATAGTATCCACTACCGTTTGAATCTGATAATCATTAAGCGTTAATGTTGCTGCGCTTTTCTCGGCAATAATACATTCAATACTACGGTCAAATTTTGCGTTGAATGCCTCTCTTTTAATGCTATAATTAAGCTCGGTGTTGGCAAATTCGCATTGCTTTTCAATATAAACCCAGTTGTTCGCCCAACTGGGTTTTTCTATTTCATCATCAAAGTTTTTATTAGCACCCTTCTTAATTGGCGTTAATGCCTTTTTTATCTCGGTTTTATTTAAGCCTATCTCTTTACCTGCGTTTTTAGCCACTGTATCAGCTAACATGGCGCGTAAATCATCCGGCAATACATTGCGGCTAATACTAAGCACTTCGTCTTTAAAAGCGATGTAGCTTTGCTTGTCGCACACTTGCAAAGCCTTATCTTCCAAAGACTCTACTTTTTTATTAATAATGACCTGTTGACCGCCAGCCTTATAAATAATATGAGCAAAGGTTATCGGGTTAGCGCTGCGCGACTTTGCAAAACTGCGCCACTTGGTTTGCAGTTCTTTTAAATCGTAGTTATCGCTTTGCTTTGACCAATCCGACCAAAGGGTAAAGCCTTCTTTTTTACCTTTGAATTGATGAAATAAAGCCATACCCACTTTAAGCCAAGTGTCATAACCTTCAAGCTCGGTGCTTGGTAAAGCGTCAATATAGGTTTGTATTTCATCATCTGATAAATCTTCAATAGGTTGTGAAATAACAAGGCTCATCAAATCATTATCGTCATCATCAAGGCTTGCTGTATCGCTTAATAAATCTACAGCGTTAGTATTTAGCATCGGCCAAGACTCATCGCATAAAGCATGAGGTAAACCTATAAGGGTTAAATCTTTATAATTCTCACCACTGGCAATCCAGCCTTTACCGCTTGTTCTTGTGTCAAAACCTGTTAAACCTAATAGGTCAGATCCTTGACGAATAACAACGCCTTCGGGTAAAGTAAAAGCGTAATGCGCTCCACCTGAGGGGGTTTCTTGCACTTGTGATGATTCCCAATCAAGCAAACAGCCGAGCGCGTCATCAATGTCATCTGTTGTGACACCTTTATGCGTATCAACATCAATCACGACAATGTTTTGCGGTATAATGATACCGATGTTTTTTGCATGATTAAGTTCGCGTTGACTTGCTTCATAAGTGTGCCAGTCTTGCCCTTTGGGTATAGCAGGCTTTTTATTCCACTTGTTTTTCACTGAGTCAAAAACTAGGTTAATAGGAAAATATTTAATCGTTTGCATGAGTACACCTTCTTATAGTATCTATTGCTTTAAATTTACCGTTTGATTTTATTTCTATTTCTATTGCTCGCCTCGGTGGGATGTATCCCCCCGATAACCATTGACTTACTGCGGCTGGGTCAACACTTAACGCTTTAGCTAATTGCGACTTACCCCCAAAATAAATAATTATTTCTTCCACTTGCTTACTCCAGTTGATTGTATTATATTAAGTACAGCTTAAACGCTAAACGTAAATTAAACAATATAAAAGGTAAATAAAATGTCATTAGAAAATAAAATCGAATTACTCACCGCATCAATAGACGCTTTACGCGCAACAATTGAAGCACAATCAAAAGAAGTGGCCGCGCCTGTAGCGGTTGCCGATGTTGAACCTGTAGCGGTTGCCGATGTTGAACCTGTAGCGGTTGCCGATGTTGAACCTGTAGCGGTTGAGCCTGAGCCGGTTAGTGCTGGACCTGAGCAAAGCCAATTGAAGCATAAGGATGTTCAAGACTTTTTGTTAAGCTTTGTGCGTAAAGACCAAAAACTTAAAAGCAAAATAAAAACCATTCTTTCTGATTTTTCCGCATCGAAGGTGAGCGACATCGATGTAGCTAGACTTTCGGAGTTTAAAGCAAAAGTAGAAATGTTATGAGTGGTCTACACGCAAAACTAAGCGCATCTGGTTCTGAGAGGTGGCTTAGATGCTCTGGTAGTGTTAAAGCTGAGGATGGTGTTATTGAGCGCAGTTCAAGCTTTGCGGCCGAAGGTACAGCGGCACATGCGGTAGCTGAACACTGTTTGGTTGAAGGTATATCACCAGACAGCTTAATAGGGCAAACCTTTGAAGGTTATGAAGTCACCAATTACATGGCTGAGTTTGTGCAATCGTATGTTGATTACGTTAAACAGTTTAGCGGCCATCATATGTATGAGGTGCGCGTTGACTTTTCGCCTTGGGTGCGTGAAGGGTTCGGCACTTGTGATGCGATGATAATCCAAGATGATGGAGTTTTGCGCGTTATTGATTTGAAGTATGGGCAGGGCATAATGGTAGACGCTGAACAAAACACACAAGCGATGCTTTACGCTTTGGGCGCGTATGAAGATTACGCGCATATATACGACATAAATGTTATTAAGATAACGATACACCAACCAAGACTTGACCACGTAAGCGAGTGGGAAATAAGCGTAAGCGATTTATTAGAGTGGGGCGAATACGTTAAACGTAAAGCAGAAGAATGCTTTGAAGATGATGCACCGCGCACACCTGGCGATAAACAATGTCAATGGTGTAAAGCAAAAGCGACTTGCCCGGCTTTAAAATCCTTAACTGAGCAAACCTTGATCACAATGTTTGATGACCTAACGCCCACCACAATAAAGCCATCCGACACTTTAAGCGATAAGCAATTACGCTTTGCCCTTGATAATAAAAAGCTGATAGCTGGATGGCTAGACGCTGTTGAAGGTTTAGTGGTTGAGCGTTTAGAGTCTGGTGTAAGCTTTGAAGGCTTTAAAATTGTCGAGGGTAGGAGCTTACGTAAATGGGGCGATGAAAAAGAC